GTGGTGAACAAGGTTTTGCATCTTGGGCTCAAGTGACACAAGCGATGTCCGACCCTAGATATGCTAAAGACCCTGCTTATCAAGCTGAAGTAAAAAATAAACTAGCTAACAGTAAAATCTAATAGAGGATAATACAATGGCAAAAAAGAAAAAAAATAAGAAAAAAGATAAGAAGAAGAAAAAGAACAAAAAGAAAAGATAATGTGTATAAGTTCAGATAGTCAATCAATTACTCAAACCGCTAAAAAAGCTACTAAAAAGAAAAGTAAGAGAGCTATAGTTAATGATACAGAAAGTGTTGCTTCTACTAATAATAAAAAGATAGCATCAGTAAATAATGTATCAGGTATGAGTAATTATGACACAAGTGGACGTTTAAACATTTCTTAATTAGAAAAGGAGACGTATGTTTTTATACGCTTTAAAGAAAAAGTATGAAGCAGAGATTGCTGAACATACTTCGGTTGTTGATACTTACTTAAAAAATCCAGTAGGTATTCCTGACCACGATAATATTCTTGACACAATTAAAAATAGATATGATAAATTAACTGTATCTACTTTAGCGTTAAAGAATATAAATGAACTTCTTGATAAGGCTCAAGAAGCTGAGAAGAAAAATAAAAAATAGTTGTGCAACCTTTATAGGTGGCAACTGCCAAGTAAATAAGTAGATTAACTTGACCTTCCTGCGGGAAGACAATTTAGTATAAGAAGCTGAAAATACAAGGCTTTTATTAACAATAATCATAATATAAGGAGAATAATTATGACGGCGGCAACACCAGTTTCACTCGGACAAGTTAATGCGGGTGGAGCAGAAGACGCTCTGTTTCTAAAAGTTTTTGCAGGAGAAGTATTAACTTCTTTTGACAGAGCTTCAAAAACAGGCGGAGCGGAGTTAGTGCGAACTATCTCTTCAGGCAAGTCGGCAACCTTCCCAGTAATGGGCAGAATTTCCAGTGCCTACCACACAGCAGGAGCAGAAATACTTGGTTCTGATGTGAATCACAACGAAAAGGTTATTACGATTAATGACCTTTTAATATCTAGTGTATTCCTTTCAAATATTGAGGAAGCTAAGAACCATTGGGACGTAAGAAGTGCTTACAGTTCTGAAATTGGCAGAGCTTTGGCTTATGCTAAGGACAGACACATCTTAATAAACATTGGTAGAGCTTCGGTTGCTTCGGCAAACGTAAGTGACTCTAGTTACCCTGCGGGAACTACACTAACAAACACTGACATAGCACATGCTACTGATAGTACGGCGGCTAATGCGTTCATTACTGAACTCTTTAGTGCGGCTCAAACTTTAGACGACAACTACGTTCCAAGCGAAGGTAGAAAATGTTTTCTAAAACCCGAAAACTACTACAAGTTAGCAAATGCGACTAATGCAATAAATGTTGACTTTAGAGGTCAAGGTTCTATTGCTGAGGGTAGAGTGCAGAAAATTGCGGGTATTGAATTAGTACCTGTAGCTCACTTTACAAACTTCCACGTTACTGCGGGAGTAGCTGTTGGTTCTTATGGTGCAGGTGGAACAACTCCATACACTATAAACCTATCTGACTACGCAGGATTGGTAAGTCACCCAAGTGCTGTTGGTACTGTTAAACTTATGGACTTGGCTGTTGAATCGGAATACGATATTCGCAGACAAGGAACGCTAATGGTAGCGAAATACGCTATGGGACATGATGTCCTAAGACCTGAAGCGGCTGTAGGAATTAAATCAGCGTAATAGTTGGTTTATACTATAACACAAAAACAATTAGAGAGGGCGTTGAAATATACGCCCTTTCTTACTTTAATTTCAAGATATGCCTAGTGGGTATCTTGATTAACTCGCTTAAAAAAGAAAGGAGTAACAATGACACTAGACTTAACACCATTTAGAGCTTTCACAGTAGGCTTTGATAGCCTCTTTGATGAGCTTGATAGTTTTAAGACTGTTAGTTATCCACCATACAATATTGAAAAAATAAAAGATGGTGCATATAACATTTCAATGGCGATTGCAGGGTTTTCAAAAGATGACCTGACAATCTCTGTGAAAGAAAATGTCTTAAAGATAAAAGGAAAGAAAGTAAAGAATGAGAAAGATTTTCTTTACAAAGGTATTGGTGAAAGGTCTTTTGAACAATCATTTAAACTTGCTGAATTTACGGAAGTAAAAGAAGTTAAGTTAGAAGATGGTGTTCTTAATGTTTCTTTGATTCAGGATTTACCTGAAGAGAAGAAAGAAAAGACTATCAAAATATCTTAAATCTAAGAGTCTAGGGGGGAGTTAAATCCCCTCTAGTTAATTTAACAAAGAGGATATAATAAATAATATGCTAGATAAAATAAACGCAATAGCTCTTGAAACAAAACATTTTTGGACTAGACACAAAAAAATTGTTCTTGTTTTTGGAGTAATCTTAGTAATAGCAATAATAGTATAGACGATGGCAACACAAATTACACCGACGACTGAATTACAAACAGTTAATCAGATGCTTTCAGTTATTGGAGAAGCTCCTGTAAATGCAATTACAGGCACAGTAACTACCGATGTATCTGTCGCTAAAAATATTTTAGATGAAACATCTATGTCAATTCAGTCTATGGGGTGGAATTTCAACACTCATTATGCTTATACATTAACAAGAGATACTGATAATAAAGTACCTCTACCATCTAACTGTGTTCAAGCAGACGCATCTGCACAATACCGAGATAAAAACTTGGTTATTCGTGATGGTTATTTATACGATATGGATAATCATACAGATGTATTTGGCACAGGCACAACCCTACCTACAGTGGACTTAGTCTTAGTCCAACAATTTGAACAACTCCCTGAATACGCAAGGCAATACATAGCCGCTAAATCAGCGAGACGTTTTGCTTCAAGATATATTGGAGATAAAGGCTTAGCTGAATTGGCAGGAAATGATGAACAAGAAGCATTAGCTTCTTTTAGACAAGCGGATAGCAGAAGTGCTGATGCAAATATTTTAGAAGGAGATACTAATACTTTTTCAATAATAAATAGGACTAGAAGGACTTATTAATGGGCGGCGTTGTTTCACAATCTATACCTAATTTTCTAAATGGTATGTCTCAACAAACTCCATCTCAAAGAGGAATTAATCAAGGTCAAGACCAAGTTAATTTCCAAAATAATATTGTAGATGGATTATCAAAGAGACCACCTTTAGAATATGTCGCTACATTAGATGCAACTAATGTCTTTCCTAATACAACTAAAATATGGAATATTCAAAGAGATGAATCAAATCGTTACATTTGTGCGTTCTATGACAATGGAGTTAAAGTCTACGACTTGGCGGGTAATGAAAAAACTGTCAGTTATCCTGATGGAAATACATATCTTAATACTACTAATCCTAAAGCTGATTTTCGTATGGTTAATATTGCTGATTACACCTTTGTTGTCAATAAGTCTATTACTCCCACTGCTGATAGTACAACATCTGCGGCAAAAATAGAGGAATTTCACGTTTACTGTAAATCAACAAATTATGGTAGAGAATATAAAGTTGGGGTTAATCACCCTGATATTGTTACAGCAGGATTTACTGAAGGATATGAAGTAATATTTCAAGTACCTACAGGACACGATGCTTCTACAGATAGTAAATATAGAGATACATCTAAAATAATAGATATACTTTTATATGGTACTGCAAGTTCACATTATGATGCTAGTGCTGATGGAATAGCATTTAAAACAATTCGTGTTGATACAGGAGCAACTGTATCTAGTACAGAAGGATTGAATAATTATACTCCAATCACTGCGGAATTTACTTTTGAACAACACAATTCAGTTCTTTATGGTAAACCTACTGATGGAAATGCAGGTTATACTGTAACAACTGGTGATGGTTCAGGTGATACAGCGATGTATGCTATTAAAGATAAAGTACAAGATTTTACAAAATTACCTTACTATGGAAAAGTAGATACTATTGTTAAAATTACAGGTGATGAAGGAGATACTCTTTCTGATTACTATGTAAAATTTGAAGGAACAGGTGTATGGACTGAAACACTAGCTCCTGCTACAAGTTTAGGTTTGACAGACACTACAATGCCTCACGCATTGATAAATAATAATGATGGTACATTTACATTTCAAAAATTAGATTGGACAGATAGAAGTTGTGGAGATGCAACAGATACTAATACTGACCCTTCTTTTGTAGGTAAAACAATACAGAATTTAACTTTTTATAAAAACAGATTAGGAATTTTATCAGGAGAGAATTTAATTCTAGCTGAAAATGCTAGTTATTTTAATTTCTTTGCTACAACAGTTACACAAGTTTTAGATACTGACCCTATTGATATAGCGGCTTCAGGTACTCAAGTTAATACTTTGAAAAACTCTGTATCATTTAATGAAACATTATTATTATTTTCAGATACAGCTCAATATAAACTTGACCACGCAGGAGATACAATTAGTCCTACGACTGCTATCTTAAATGAAGTTTCAAGTTTTGAACACGATGATAATGTAACTCCTATAGCGGCAGGAAAGTTTGCATACTTTGCTCAAGCAAGAACAAACAATACAGCTATAAGAGAATACTATTCTGATGATGATACATTAACAAATGATGGTTTAGATATTTCAGTTTCAGTACAAACATTAATTCCAACTAATGCTTATCAAATTATAAGTAATACAGTTGAGGATTGTCTAGCAATTTTATGTTCTGATACAGCAGATTCACAGGTTGTACCTTATTCAGCAAGTTCAGATGTAACAGCAACTAATGCTGATACGATGTATATATATAAATATTTCTTTGATGGTGGTGAAAAAGTACAAACCGCTTGGTCTAAATGGGAATTTGCAGGTGTTAAAATACTTGGTGGATTTTCAATAGAAAGTAATGTTTATTTATTTACGGCTGAAGGACAAACAACAAAATTATTTAAAGTAGATTTAAGAAATTTAAAAGATGCAACATTAGGTTTTGGTGTATATCTTGACAAGATGGTATCAGTAACAGGTACATATTCAAGTGGCACTGATTTAACAACTTTAACTTCTCCTTATGGAAGTAAAACAGGATTAATGGCAGTTGATAAAACTGATGGAACAGATTATGCTTTAACTTCTGCTTCAAATGCAACTTGCACAATAACAGTTTCAGATGCGGCAAATATTGCAGTAGGTAGTACCATAACAATTACAGATAACGCAGGTGTATCTACAACTATGACAGCTACAAATAGTGACCCTGCTCCAGCTTTAGAATTTTCAGTTGGTGGTTCAAGAACGAATGATGATGTAGCAGATAATATTGCTGTAGGAAGTGGTGGAGTTCTTGGTATTAATAATTTAGCAGGATATTCAGCTCCAAATCCTGCGGGTGGAACACCCATTATTACAGTTACAAGAGCAGTGGCAGGAGATTCAAATTTAACTGTAACTTCTTCTGACCCTACACGATTAGCTGTCACAAATTTTGTTGCTCCTTCTTATACGTTAGTTGGTAATCATACTAGCTTATGGATAGGAACACCTTACGAATCTAAGTATACATTATCTCAACAATATGTTAGAGAAAATACTGGTAGAGGACTTTTAGCAGTAACTACAGGTCGTTATCAAATTAGAAATATAGCATTAACTTACGAAAACTCAGGATTCTTCACAGCAGAAGTTACACCTGAAAACAGAAGTACATCTACAACTGTAATGAACGGACTTGTTCTTGGAACTTCAGGAAGCGTCATTGGTGCTCCTGCATTACACTCAGGAACAATTAAAGTACCAATACAATGTAGAAATACCGATTTTACTTTTGACATTAAATCTAGTTCACACTTACCTATGTATGTAGCAAGTGCTGAAGTAGAAGGTTATTATCATAACCGAGCAAATAGGATATAATGGAAAAAGAAAACTATGTGCGTCCTGCGATATTAGCTGACGCATTACAATTAGCACCTAAAGTTAGGATAGCAGATAGAGAAGAGATAAGAGCATCAAATGGTTCATCGCCGTTAGAAGCTCTTGTTGTACCTTTCACTTATAAAAAAGGTAGAAGCTATACAATTATAGGGACAGCTAAAGAAGGAGTTATAGGTATGTTTGGGGTTGCTCCTACAAAAGACCTTGAATATGGAATAGCTTGGTTATTATCAAGTGAAGACTTATTTAAACATACAAAACAATTTATAAAAGAATGTCCTTACTGGGTATCACAAATGAGTAAAGGATATACTTATATATACAACTGGGTGGATAGGCGAAATTGGAAGTCATTAAAATGGCTTCAATTTTTAGGCTTTGAAGCTAAAGAAGAAATTAAACAATATGGAGTGGGTAAATTACCCTTCTTACTAATGATAAAGGAAACAAATAAAAATAATGTGCGGAATACCTGAAGCCCAATTAGCGTTGGCAGTATTTACAACTGTATCTGATTTTCAAAATAAGAAAGCAGTTCACAAAAGAAATACAGCCGCTAATGAAGTTAGTATGCGAAATGCTGACCACGCATATTTAGCTGATTTATCTAAAATTGATAATGAGTCCTCTCGTGCAATACAAGCAAAAGCAATAGCTGAATTAACAGCTAGACAAGAATTAGCTAAAAAGCAAGCTACTGCTTTTAATTCAGGTTTTGGAAACTCACTTAGAGTAATGCAAGATATGAGTGGAAAACACGATTTAGGTTTCTCTGAAATAGCTTTTGATTTTGAAGCGGATATGTTATCTTTACAAGGTTCAGAAGATGATGCTTACGCATCTATGCACAGAAACTACGCTAACATAAGACCATCTGACCCACCTAGTTTATTAGGTTCAGGCTTACAAATTGTTTCAGCAGGATTAGACTATGGTGCAAATGATAAAAGGAAATTTTTTAAAGGATAATTAAATGGCAACTGACATTAAATCTAGAAAATATAAATCACAAGTGACTAACAAGTGGATAGGCTCACGTTATAAAGGGCTGAATAGACACGTTGATGCTAGAACAACAGAAATGGGTCAAATTGTTTCTGCTTTAAAAAATGACCTTACTCCTGCTATGAATAATTGGGGAGATAAATATATTGAAAAGAAAGAAACTGAAGCAGGAGCTAAGATGGACGAGCTTCATGCACAAGGTTGGACAACAAAAAAGATTCAAACAGCTATTTTAAATAATGTATTTCCTGAATTAAGTAATCACTATGTTCAAAATGTTGTAGATACACACTCAGGAAGATTTGAAGCGGCTAATACTATACGTCAAATTGAAGCAAATCTTGATTCTTATGATTATAAAGATGGAACAAAAACTATAGAAGAATTTTGGAAAAAATTTTTACCTAATTTTAAGGAAGCTAGTACAGAATTTACAGTAGGATTTTCTGCTGTATTTAATGAGTGGGCGGCTGATGCTAAAATTAAAGATGCGCATAATAGAGCTGAACACGCACATACAGTAAAAATTGATAAAGCTATTAACTTTATGGACACTACTACTACAATAGCAGATATTAAGAATGGAAATTATTTTAAAAAGTTGATGACACTTAATGATGAAATGCCTATAGAGGGTAAAGATAAAGCATACTTCTTTGATACTAATGAATTAAATGAAGAGATTGCTTTAGGGCACGTTCTTTGGTTAGCCGATACAGCTACTACTACAGAACAATTAGATAAAGCTATTATACTTTTAACTCAAGACAGAGGTAAAGGTAAAGGTAAAAATGAATTAGGCTCATTAGCAAATACTTATTCTAAAGAAGCTCGTGAACTTATTTTAAAAATTAATAATAAAAGAAGAGTTTTAGAAAATGATGGTAGACAAGCTAAAGCTGATGCAGAAAAAGAAGATGTCTCAGCAATATTTGTTGAATTAATGACTGATATAGATGTAGCTACTGCAGACGGAACAAAAACAAGAAAAAAAACACATACTGAAATTTTAGCATTAAGAGAAAAATTAGAAGCCTATGGTAATCCAACTTATATTAATGCTTTTGATAAACTTGCTTCTGTTGAAAGATGGAAAGAAACTGACTCTAATGTCTTTAATAGATTAGTGTCCGATATTGGTGATGGTAAATATGAAAGTTTAGATGAGGTGTTAGATGCTATGGTTGAATTAAATATTAATCCTGATGATTGGAAAGCGGCACTTACTTATTACAATGCGTTTGATGAAGATAGTAAAAAAGGAAAAATGCCTATTTATCAAACTAATCAAACTTATAAAGACCAAAAGAAAATAAACCTTAACGCTGTTAAAGGTAACTATATGGTACAAGTTGGTCAAGTTTATATTGAAAAACCTAATTCTTGGTTAGCTCAATCAAATGCTGATGCTTATATGAATGTAGAAATTATAGCGTTTGAAAAAAGATATAGAGATAACAATAAAGGTAAAGAACCAACATTTAAAGAACGTAATGAATTTATGGAAACTCTTAAAAACATTCTTGTTAAACAATTTACTGATGATAATGTTTCTCCTAATCTTAAATCATTTACTGATTATGAAGAAGAATTAAAAGTACAAGCAGAAGCTGAGAAAGCTAAAACTGAAAAATATGAAAAAGCAGGAGTTCCTCAAACAACTAAAAATATTTATGATAAGATAAACTTAGAAGAAATTAATTTCCCTGCTATAGTTAAAGAAATTGCAGATAAATTTGACCCTAACTGGTTGGGACTAGAAGACATCTTTGGTGAATCTGACAGTGAATGGGGTGAATTAGATAGAGAAAGTAAAAGGAAATATATAGAAAAAAACTTAACTAAGAAATTAGCAGAGATGTTCCAAGATAGCGGTATAACTGATACTATGAGAAAAGCTATGGAACAAGAAGATTATAATAATTTAATAAAAGAAATATCTACAAGAATTGAGAGTTTTGCAGGTACAACTGTAACACCTCAAATGATAGACCAAATGTTTAATATAATAATAGACAATCAAGGAACATAATAAATGGCAGAATCTATAACTAAACTAGGAGAGACAGATACATTTACTGGTTTAAGTTTAAACAAACCTCAAAGTGCTGAAATGGCATTAGAAGAAATACAAACTCCTAAATTCTTTGATACCTTAAAAAGTTTTTATTCTTATAGAGAAGGTAAAGATGTATTCAAAAGTATGGATAATGCTGACTTATTAGAATATTTTTATAATGATAGGTCTTGGAGAAATCACAATACAATATCTATGGGTATAGATATGGCTAATGTATTTGGAGAAGATGACCCTCAAAGATTACAAGAATTTAATTACATACAACAAACGTATATGTCTCTTCCGTCTTGGTGGAATGACCCTAATAGAAGTTTTGGTGGTTGGTTAATTGACAATGGTGGAGCTATGGTATTAGACCCCGTAAACTTAGTGGGTGTTGGTGTTGGGGGAATTGCGGCAAAACAAAGTTTTAAACAGGCTTTAAAATTATCTTTAAAAGCTAAAATGGCTAAAGAAATAAATGCAAAAACTGTTGAAGAAGCGGCTAAGTTAGCTTCAAAAAAAGCATTGGGTAGAGCTATTAAAAAAGGAGCTTTAACTGAAGGTTATATTGGAACTATTATTGGTGGAGCTCACGATAGTATATTACAAGGTACAGCTATTAGTTCAGGTATTCAAGATGAATTTAGTTTAAAACAAGCAGGAATTGCCAGTGCGGCAGGTTTTGGTTTTGGAACTGTATTTGGTGGAACTTTTGCGGCAGGTTCATTTAAACTTACTAGCAAAATTTTACAAAGAAAAACTGTAAAAAATATAAATGATTTTCACAAGTATGGTAGAAGCACTACAACAGGTAATAAATTATTTGAAGAAATTTTACCTGATTCATTAAAAGAAAAAGGTGCAAAACCTAAACTTAAAGATAGAACTAAAGAAGAAATAGACCAATTAGATGCTGACAGTAGATTACACGGAGATACTGTAGAAAAAAGAATTAAGAATTTAAGAAAAGATATTTTAAGCACAGATAAACCACCTAAGTTAAAATTAAATATTACTAAATATGAAGAAGGTGGTTATAGAAAACATCTTAAACAAAAAGTAATTGAAATAGCGGGTTCAATGGGAACAGATAAAATAACTGTAAAAGAGATGATTGAACGTGCTGTTAAGTTAGGATATGATAGAATTAAATTACAGGCGATGGCTCGTAAAATTGCTACTGACCCAGTATTTAAAGAACAGTTTGCATATATTATAGCTCACGCTGATGCTATTGCTAGAGAATATCAAGATATAAATAAACTTGCTTTAGAATTACATAGAACAGATTTGTCTCCTAAAGAAAGACAGTTAATTATTGATGAACTTAATATAAGAGATAAATCAACAAACGAAATATTAAATATTCAAAAGCAAATGCAAGAGAATGTTGCTAGAGGTGTTTATGCAGGAAATGTTATCAAAGTAGGGCAACGGGCTCAAGAATTAAAATTAAGACCTGAAGACCCTAAGATGGCAAAAATGAAATCTGATAATCCTGAAAAATATTGGAAAGCAGTAGCTATGCTTACTGATGATGACCAAATTCATTTAGCATTACAAAATGCTAGAAAAGTAGGTAAATGGGATTTAGCGGCTGAGTATGTAAATAATAACTTATTGTCTTCACCTGATACACATATTATTAATATAGTTTCAGGTTTAACACAGACACAATGGAAACCTTTTGTAATAGCATTAAGAGCGGCTAATATGTTACCTAAAGATAGACAAAGAGCTTGGGTACTTGCTAGAGAGGCTTTTCAAACTTATGTTTATCAATATGTTTATTTAGGACACGCTTTAGGCAGAGCAGGTAAAAGTTTTTATTATGGTAGACCTATCCTTGATTCTCAACAAATGAAATGGGATAGTAATATTAGACAAGGACAGTTACAAAGATGGATAAGTGAGACAGCAAAATTAGGAACTGAACCTTTAGGATTAGTTGGTAAAGTTCTTCAATTACCTTTTGAGGTAGTTGGCTTAACTACTACATTACCTCTTCGTACTTTAGCGGCAGGTGATGAGTTTCTTAAAGCTATGATGTTTAGAGCTAGAATGACATCAATTATTAATTCAAGAATTATAGCAGAAAATAATATTGATTTTACTTTATTAAAAGGACATCAATTTAAACAATGGTATAAAACTAGATTTAAAGAAATACAAAAAGAATATTATGATGTGGACACTGGAAGAGCTGTAGAAATTGGGGATAGAATACAAGACCAACTTAATTCTCCTTTACACTATGCTAGAGAAGGTTCATATACACAAAAAGCAGGACAAATAAATCCAGTTACAAATAAAAGAGAAAGTCAAATTACAGGTGATATATTAAGTTGGACTAATAAACATAGATGGTCTAGGGTTTTTGGTTTACACTTTATTAATACACCTTCAAACTTATTACGTTGGAATTTTCAACATTTACCTTTCTTGGGTAGATTTCAATTTCAGATGAGACATATGTTAGCTGAAGTAGATGACTTAGCTGAAAAAGGAACATTCAAAGGATTTACTAAAAAAACATTAGGAGCGGCACGTTCAGTAGACCCTACACAAATATTTGTAAAAGGAAGAAGAAAGAAATATATTAATCCTGAAGCGGCGGCAGAAGCTAATGCTAGAATACAAGCAGGTTGGTTATTATGGACTGGTGCTGTAAATATGGCTATTGCAGGTAAGTTTACTGGTGGTGGTTCAAGAGATTATAAAATTAATAGAGAACGAGAATCAATTACTGGTTGGCAACCATATTCTTATAAAACAGAAGATGGTAGATATGTTTCTTTAAATAGGTTAGACCCTATCTTTATGCCTTTCTTTATAGCGGCAGATATGTATGAAAGATTAACTGAATACTATAGATATAATGAAGATATGCCTGAAGGAGAAAGAAGTAGAGAATTAGAATTAGCTTTAGGAACAGTTGCAACATTAGTAAGAAATTTAACTTCTAAATTCTATACTAAAAATATTTTAGAAACAGCTAATTTCTTAATGAGTGATGATTTCTTATTTCATAGAGCACCTGAATATGCGGCTATATCAGCTTTTTCAAGAGGTATATATAAATTTATGCCTTTATCAGGTGGACTTAGATATATAGATAGAGTTAATGATGATTGGGAAAAACAATTATGGGATTTCAATGATAGAATGACTCGTATTGGGTTAGGTGATGAATCAAAAGTTATGCCTAGAAGAAATATGTTGGGTGAAAAGATTGATAGAAAAAATGGTTGGTTATTTGGATTAGGTGGAGAAACAGGATTATGGTCTACACCTTTTGCTATGACTAAATGGAAAAATGCTACAATAGCTAATTTCTTTGAAGGAAGAGATTTTACATATAGACCACCATCTAAAAAAGGATTGGTTGATATAGGTGTTGATTTAAGAAGTATAAGAAGAACTGATGAACAGACAGCTTATGATAGATGGCTTGAATTAAAACAAGATGTTACTTTTAAATATAAAGGAAAAGATTATAAATTAAAAGACTTTATAGAGAAAATGATTGAGGATAAAACAAGTCCTTTACATAAACACCCGTCAGGTAAAAAAGAAACTAAAATGTTATTCTTTACTTCACAAAAAGGATATGATTTTCAACAAAATCAAATTTTATCGTGGATTCATAAAGCAGAAAGAATAGCTTATTTCAAGATGATAAAAGAGTTTCCTCAAATAAAAAGCACTGCAATCAGTAATGCAGAACAAATTAATCAAGGGTATAAAGACGCTGAAAGTGCAATACAGATATTATTACAATAAAGTACCCCTTTTAGAAGAGATAAACGAATAAATACAAGGAAAATTTAAAATATGGCTAACAGTTTTGTACGATATACAGGAAATGGTAGTACAGATGCCTATGCAGTCCCATTTAGTTATAGGGCTCAGGCAGACGTATCAGTAACCATTGATGGTGTAGCTACATCAGCTTATACTTGGAATGGTGCGGGTACAGTAATTACTTTCACAAGTCCCCCTGCGGACACAACAAATATAGAAATAAGACGAACAACTAGCCAAGCGGCAAGATTAGTAGATTATGCTGATGGCTCAGTATTAAAAGAAAACGATTTAGATACAGACTCTTTTCAAGGTTTCTATATGGGACAAGAAGCCATAGATGATGCCAATGACAGAATTTTATTAGACAGTGCGGACTTTCAATGGGACGCTCAAAGTAAACGAATTAAAAATGTAGCTGACCCTACGGCGGCTCAAGATGCGGCAACAAAGAATTATTTAGAAAGCACTTGGCTTTCAACGGCTGATAAAGCAAACATTACTACACTTGCAGGAATTTCAGGTTTAAGTACACTTGCGGCTAATAGTGCAAATGTTACAACAGTTGCAACAGCAATAGCTAATGTTAATATTGTTGCAGGAATTTCAGCTAATGTTACAACAGTTGCAGGAATTTCAGCAAATGTAACAACAGTAGCAGGAATTGACAGTGATGTTACAGCAGTTGCAGGAGACGCAACTGATATTGGAGCAGTAGCGGCAAAGGCAACCGAAATAGGCAGATTGGGTACAGCAGACGCAGTAGCCGACCTAGCACTTTTAGGAACTTCAGCAGTTGTTACTGATTTAGATTTATTAGCAACAGCAGGAAATGTTACAGCTATGGGATTACTTGGTAATTC